GAGGGTTTCTTCTTAAGAATTTCAAGAATACCCGAGTCATCATCAAAAGTGGTAACCATACTATTTTCATTCAAAGATAGAGGATCAGCATCATGTCCGTCTTTTGTCGCCAACCTATATGCGACATCTCTTCTCACCTGAGTTAGACCAGATTGCGTTGTCAAACCATACAACTCTACATCTTCCATCCACATATACACACTGTAATTGGCGGATGTCGAGCCAGAGCTACCTGTACGAAAAGGCATATAAGTTGACAAAAACCAGAAACCACAATCACCTCCAGGAGGACTGGTCGGTGAAGCAATATAGTTTTGGACAGACGCAAAACTTGTCGCTTGATTCCAAGGAATGCGCAAAGTGATTTCGGTTTCACTCCCTAGATCTAACTCCTCGTGCAAACACTGAATGCGGTTTTCAATAGCGCATGCGTGAAATCTGTTGAATAAACCAAGATTATTGCCGATATATCCTCCTGTTGGTATTAACCCAAGTATCACGCGACCTTGTTGAAATTTTTCAGCATTGAACAACAATTTAATACACATTGTATATCTAATACCGAAAAAACCCTCTATCTTATATTTCAAGAGAGTCGAAATACCTAACCAGTCAATAATACTAGAGCGTGGCAAAACAAAACATCCATTGGTAGTTCCATCTATATAACCGGATCGAACCAACACAGGTCTTCCTAAGAAATCTTTTATTGTACTGGATGTTTTATTAGGCATAAGATCAAAATCAGGTGATTGGTCAGATATTTCTTCTTTAAGGGAATCATTCGCTATATGAGTCGCAACGCCAAGTTTTTCCACAGATATTTCAATATCCGCAGAAAGTCCACTCTGAGGGACCAAAGTAGTTTGTGCAATCAAGTAATTCACCCTTGTTACAAGTGCCTGAATAGTTTGTTGCAGTTTGGAAGAAGAATCAATCCGAGTACAGATATCACTTGCTTCTTCACGTATGGTAAATGTCCCCGATTTAGGACCACTCACCTGCTCTGCTACCAAAGCATCCACTAAAGTCATTAAGGATGTAATAATAATAAAATCTGGATTAACCAGATGAAAAGATTTGTGTTTGAATAGTAAAGAAATCCTAAAATTAAAGTCAAAACAGAGGATCACCTGTTTTGACCGTTCAATTTCAATTCCAACTTGGCAAGCAGTTCCTATATCCCGAAACTGAATAATGAATATAGTAGAGTTCAATACCAAAGGACTAGTTTAACGTCATCACGGACGTGAGAAATTAGAAAGTGATTAAAATTAAGCAACGCTACCATCGAGTCGTCTCCTTTAGTTACGCCTCCTTGATTTTATCACCAATCAATCTCCTTCTCACAAGCCAGCATGAGCGCTGTCTCGTAATCTGTAGTTCTTAGACTCAAATTAGGGTATTTTTCCCTAAATGAATCGGTCAAAAGTCCTACATATTTTTCAAAATGCTCTTCTCCGTGGAGTGACCACTCCATTATCATACTGTCGCAATGATCCGCAACAATTTGGTCCGCATTAGCACCTGTTTTTGTCCAATAGCATATTTCTTCAATTGTATCATGGTCTAGAGGAGCTAACCAACGACCTAAGTCATTATTAAATACAAACTTTCTTTTCAAAAAAGTGATATCTGTTAATTTCCGTAATTGAAGATTTACACCATCTTTCGTATCAGATGTATATTTGAGACCTAATTCTCCCATCCATTCTGCAATGTTCGCTTCATTGTAAAGTTCCCTCTTAGCAGGAAGGACAGAAAATATTTGATCATCTCCCATGGTGCACAAATACACATTTTTATCAAATTCCCATACACTGCTTAAACGATTCTCGTGTCCCGAGATCCAGCAATATCGCATGGAAATATGATTATACATGTTATTGATCACAGTAGTTAAGGGATGACCAGAAGGTAAAGAATTACACCACATCATCAACACACCTCGAACAAGGTGGATTGAATTAACGACTTCGAGCCATAAGACATGACGAACACGACAGTCCTGAATCAATTGCTTAACTTCTTCAGGTGTCATGTCACGGACGTTCTGTGTGTAAAACTTCTGAATGATCTCTAAAATAGCCCAATGAATCCGGGCTTTTTCAGAGCCATCAAATTTTGAATAGTCACCTGCACCACAGGCCAACTCCTCAGGGCTTCCAGCTTTCTCAAGCATCTTTCCAGCTAGCTTTTCCCAATCC